CCCCGCGAGTTTCGCGAGCTGTTCGAGCAAGGGATGGATCAGAATCGCACCTACCGGAATGACTTGGTCAAGGCCGGGTACTTCTCCCCAGAGCAGATCAAGTCGATGGAGAAGCTGGAGAAGCAAGGCTACCAGTGGCTCCACAGGGATTATCGCGCCTTCATGGACAAGGGGTACGTACCCGACAGGGCCCTGCTGGACCGAGCCATTCGGTGGACCGTGGCCAAGTCCAAGGGCAAGCTGACCTATGAATCAGCCGCCAACGAGCTGATCACTTTGATGACTGGCGGTGGCGATGTCCATCAACGCTACCGCCAGTCCAGGCTGAACAAGGAGATCCTGAAGACGAGGGCACAAATCCCTCCCATCATCCGTGATGTGCTAGGTAAGATCAAGGACCCTGCCTATGTGGTGGCCAACTCCATGAGCGAGGTTGAGCGGCTATGGCGCCAGCATAAGGTCTCTCAAGCGTTCACAGATCCAGACTACAAGGGCGTCGTCTGGGACGACAAGCCCAGCAAGGCGATGGCGCCTGATAGGATCTGGAATGAGAACATGACGGAGTTTGAGAACAAGCGCACCTATGGCGAGTTCGCCGGTAAGTACGTAGCGCCTCAACTCTATGAGTCAATCATGCAGGGCCCTACCCCTGTCATGCGTTCGACCTTGCAGCGTGTCATGGCGTGGATCTCAGGTGCGTTCAAGACGGCCAAGGTGGCGTTGAGCCCCGTCACCTACATGAACAACTGGATCAGCAACTCGGCTTATGCCGCTGCGGCTGGTCTTCCTGTGTGGAATGCTCGGTTTGCCCCGCGTCTGACCCAGGCAGCCAAGGCGATGGTCGCCTACGGCGACACCTTCACCACACCCAAGGGTCGTCACCCTACCTCTGGTGATGGGCTGTGGATGCAGTGGGCTCTGGAGGATGGTGCCCTCATCGCTGGTACTGGCGCCGAGTTCGGTGGCGCTCAAGCGAAGAAGATCGCTGAGCAGTTCCTTCGCCAGAAGCAGGACGGCTTGATTGGCTGGCTCGACACTGGCTGGAATTGGATGGGCAGGCAGAAGGCCAAGCTGGGTGGTGTCTACGATGCCCTCGATTCCCACTGGCGTCTGGCTGTGTACATCGAACAGGTCACCAAGGGGAGAGAGCGGCTCGGGCTCCCGCTGGACGAAGCCAGGGCGCGTGCCTCGCGGATCGTCAACGAGAACTTCGCTAGCTCGGGAAGCGTTGGCCAGGGTGTGAGGGAGATGTCCAATCAGGTGGGATTCTTGGCTCCCTTCATGACGTGGCATGCCGACAACCTGCGCGTGCACTACAACTGGATGAAGAATGCTGGCAGAGGACTCAAGCCGCTTCGTGGTGATGGGAGTGTGATCAGGGACGCTGGCACCGACATCCTCTCGGGTGAGGGCAGTGGTCAAGCGTTGAACGTAGCGTTGCACTACGGGCTGATCGGTGGGTTGTTCGAGGGGTTGCGTCGCCTCTACAACTGGAGCGATCAAGAGACCGCTGTCGCTGAGGCTAGCTTGAAGTCCGGGTACAAGACGAACAACCCTGGTCCTGTCCGGCAGTGGCTCCCGTGGCGGGATGCCAAGGGGCGCGCTCAAGTTGTGTCGCTCGTCCCGCTCATGCCGAGTGCCATGTTCTTGAAGGGCAACCCCAAGGAGTCTCTACTCTCCCGCGCCTTCCAAGCGACAACACTCGGCTTCGTACAGGGTGGCGCCGCTGAGGACCCCACGAGAAGAGCCCTCTCCATGCTCGGCATGGGTGAGGACAGCTTCAAGCCTGAGGTTCTGCCTGGACAAGAAGGTAGAGCGATGATGGAAGCCGCCTGGAACTACATCGAGCCGGGTCTCGTCCGTGATGTGAGGAACGTACTGCGCCGCACGGAGACGGCCGGGGTTGCTCGCAGGTTCGAGGAGCCTTACACGGCTGGGCAAGCGGCCATGGCCTTCACCCCGTTGAAGACTGAGCCTGTCGGGCGTCAATCCCAGGAGAGCGAGCGGCGCAGAGAGGTGGGACAGATGCGCGAAACGTCGGGGGATATGCGACAGGTCAACAGGTTGTCGGAGACTCCTGCCACCAAGGCCAACTTGCGGCGAGCTGTTGGAAACGAGCTACGCAAGCGGGCCAAGGAAAGATCTCAGCGGTCCAAGGATATTCGTGGGGGTAAGTGATGCGCCCAAAGCTTAAGACCAAAAGATCAACGCCTAGACGGCGACCGCACCTTAGGAGGACAAAGGTGGTGAGCGCTATCCTAGCCACACTAGCTTCAGGTTGGGCGTTGAGGCGCCAATACGAGCAAGTGCTACCTCCATGCAAGCCGTTACAGACATCACCAGATATGGCCATGTCTGGAGACTTCTGGACACATTTCATTACAGGCGGTAAAGTTCCGAAGGAACCGTTTCCGGATCAACGCAGGAGCCCTTGTAAGGGCTCAACCGTGTCGATCAACGGAGGATGTTGGATAAGGACTGCTGACAGGCCGCCCTGCCCCGACGACCAATATGCCGATGGGCAGGGGTGCTACTTCCCGATAGGAATTGAGAAGCCGAGGAACTCGAATCAGTAAGGCGACTGGGACGTTGTCCCAGTCTGACCTCGCGCGCATCTGCGCAGCTACAACCGCTCCGGGGGCTCACCATACACGATGATAAGCACCCGAGCCGCCAGAGTATGTTTGTGCAGCCGGATGTACTCCCAGGCAGCCTCACGTAACCACTTCCGGATGTCGTCGTTCTTGTCTTTCATTGTTAGATCTTCCTCTAGGTAACAGGGCCAAGAAATGTGAGAAGCGCTGCGGCCCAGACAGCGTTCCCGGCATTGGAGACATGGAGCAAGTCAGGCGCCGCATAGGCGGGACTGAGCGCGCGGAAGTCGGGCGCCTTGCCGAGTACCGGCCGGGTATCGAAGATCCGCAAGGGCGCGGGCCAGTAGTCCATAGCGAACTCCTGGATACCTGTGTTGACAATATCGAGCCACTGCTGAAGCGCCTCACTGTACTGAGGGCTCCCCTCGCGCGGCGGAATGGTCATGATTATGACTTCCAGATCATGTGCCATCATGGTGAGGACAATCTGCCGCAGGTTCCAAAGCGCATGTGAGGGCGGGTAGATTGCTTGTGCGCCGTCATTGGTGCCCGCGCAGAGCAGGCCATGGGTTGCCCCACGCGGTCCACGACTGACGAGCTTGGCGAGGACTTGGTCTGTCCTCAAACCGCCCTCACCCATGTTCCAGTAGGCTCGGGACGGATCAATCATCTGGAGGTGTTGCGGCCAGGGTGCATGAGGGAACGGGTTGCCAGCGGAGTTACCAGCCGTCAGGCTGTCGCCCCAACACTCGACGATGTTATAACCTACCATGTGCGACTCCCTGTTCACTTCAATTGAAAACAATCGAAGACTGTGGCCGGGGGATTTGCCGCTAACAGAGCGCTCCCGTTATACAGTTTGATCGTGACGCTGTTAGCTGAATCGACCCACTGTTCAGCGATGACCGCCTCTCCGCCTAGCGAGGTTCGGGCGCTACACTGGGGCGCTCGTCCTGTAGTGGTAGCTCCGGTGACAGTCATCGTCAGGGTGTCCGCGCTGTGAGTGCCGATGCTTGGAAAATCAAGCGAGGCAGAACCCTCAACCGCGCGAATCAGCCGGTAGTAATTAGAGCCATCGCACCCGTAGAACTGGCCATCAGTGGAGAGCGCAATCAGTCGACCGATTGCTGAACAAGCGGGGACTGCACCAACGGGGAACAGTCGGGCGTTCAGGATCCCGAAAGCGCTGACACCCATGTCAATCGTTGCGACCGCGATATCCCCAAAACTGAAAGACTGGCACGTCACCACACCACCGGTTGAGACGCAGTAGTCATTTGCTGACGTACCAAAATCGGTACGCCCTCCATTAGATCGGAAGGCGTAATCTGAAGGGCTGGTGACGCTGCTGGTGAACGTCGCACCAGGAATGTCCACGCTAGCGCTCGCAAGAATTCCATCTGAGAACCCTCCGAGCGCGTCGACAGGCGATCCTCCAAACTCAACATTGCCTGTCCCGCTGTTGTAGCGGACGAAGTTGCTACACCCAACGTCCAGGCATATCGTGGTATCTGCCGGGATGGTGACAGCGCTCAACCCTGCGCTCTGGGTTGATGTGTAGCTCTTGGCCGTCACGTCCTGCCCAGCATGATCACCAGCGGCAGGAGCAGAGGTGCCATCAGCAGATGGAGAAACGCGCATCGAGATCGTCTCCCCATCCAGGTAGAAGACCTTGCAGCTTGCCGAGCCGCTGACGGGGATGATGGCTACGTACTTGGTAGGACCCTTCACAACGAACGGCTGTGCGACGTTCGCCTTAACGAGGAATCCACCGGCTACGGTGGCTGATGTAGAGGTAGTCGGTCCCGTGACGAAGTAGACATCGGCGCTGCACTGGATCGCGTTGGCGCCAAGGCTGAGACCGAGGGCGGCGAACGGAACCGCCGTGGTGGTGTTGTTGACGCTGGTTCCGGCCGAGGTCAGCGTGCCCTGAAGCACGGGGGCGGCAAGCGCGGGGATCGACAGCAAGCACAGCAAGGAAATGATCTTCATGTTAATGGCATCCTCCAGTTGTGGTTGAAGCGGCTGGAGGATGCCACACGTTCATAGTCGAACGCTAGGACGTAGAGACCTGGGCAGCGGGGACCGTCGCGGCGGCGGCCATGAGGGCGGGGTCAGGCTCCATGCCGGGCAGCTTCGGCTGCTGATCTTTCTTCACCTTCTTCGGTTTGCTGAGAGGCCCCTGCTTCACCTTGTTAGCTGTGTCGATCACACCCTGGAGGCCGGGCTTCGCCGTCTTCTTCATGGCCTTGCGCATGGAAGCCGCCGCCTCCTTGGCAGCCTTGGGCGCTTTGGGCGCAGGGCCCTTCTTCTCCACCGGCTTCTTGGCGGCAGCCTTAGCCGGGTTCTTCTCGCCCAGCTCGACGCTGGCCAGCTTCTCAGCCAGGGTCTTGGGCAGGGGCTCACCCTGCTTGATGCGTTTCTCGGGATCCTCCCCCAGCTTCTTCAGCTTGAGCACCGCCTCAGTCGGCTTGCCACGGTACTGCTTGTGGTGGCCAGCCTTCCCCTTGGCCTGATTGTCAGCCAGGGTCTCATTGTTGATCTTGAGCTGCATCTTGCGAGTCTTGCGGCGGCAGTTGATGCAGAACTTGACCCGCGCGCTGCCCGTGTAGTCCTTGCAGGGGTCAGTGAGCCGCTTGTCCTTGTGGCTACCACCGATCTGCTCGGCAGTGAGGCCGTTCTTCAGGTGCTCCACCTTCAGCCCCCACCTCTTGTGCAGCTCTGTGGTGAGGTACTGATTGAGCGTCTGCTCCGCGCCATCCTCGCTGCGCTTGCGGCTCGGCTCCTGCGTCCAACACAGGGCGTTGTCGTTCGCCTGCTTCTTCGCCGCCTTCTTCTCCTGGGCAGTGAGCTGCGCCTTCTTCTCGGGGGTAGGGTTCTTCTTCACGACGCTGGCCATTTTGATCTGCTCCTGTTCATGTATGTACTTCCTGATACCGTACAATCCCAACAACGCAAGCGCCCGTCTCATGCTTGACTCAACCGATCAACAATTGCAACATCCAACTTGTAGTGCCGAGCGATACCATTGATCGCCCACGGTCCGGTTGCCGTCTCAACCATCATGTCACAGACTGCCTGGGCCTCCCGCTCCGGCGCGATGATGTCAAAGCTGTCGTAGGTGTGGAGCGCAAGCCACGCCTTTGGGAAGTACCGCCCCAATCTATAATCAAGAGATCGAACATAGTCAACCTCCTCGATCCCGACCATCGTTGAATTGGCGATATCGGCCGCATCCCCCTGCGGCTGGTAGTTGCTTGTCTCCGTGTCCTTGATGTCGTCACCGGGCGGGTAGTACCGCCTACGGTGCATGATGTCGGTCTCGTTGTACCCATGCCGCTGTGCGAACTCCAAGCTGGTACGCCAGTGTTTGGCAATACCGTCGTGAACGACAGGGAACATGTGGTAGATAGCAGAGATCTCATCGAACTCCGCATCGGGTACCTGCATCAGGACGGCTGCCCAGACAGATCCAAGCCCTGCATGGTACTGAGACTGAAGACCTACAATCTTACCGTTGCGGCGGATCTGCTTAGGGACCTTGACGTCGTCGGGAATGTTGAAGAAAGCCCGTGCCCGAGTGGTGTGAACGTCTCCCGAGTCCAGCATTTGACGAAGGGCCTTGTCCGTACTGACGTGCTGAAGTGTCTCCAGCTCGAAGGACTTGAAGTCACCGTGAACGATCTTGTAGCCGGGTGGGGCCACGAATAGGTCTCGAAGGTTGGGCAGGTCCCCTTGTAGGGCACCCTCATCCTCTTTCTTCTGCTCGCTGTAGTTGTACATGTTGGGATCGGAGCACGAGAATCTACCCGTCTCAGCCCCGCGTGAGTTGTGGCTGGCGTGCAGGGTAGGGAATTTGACTTTGATTCCCGGACTGATCCTGTTGCGAATTATTTCGCTGTCAACGTGGGTACCCTTGGCTTTGATCGGCGCGTCTACTTGCCAACATAGCCGGATGATATCGCGTAGCTCGGGGGGTGTGTTTTCTTGCACCATGAGCTGAATCAGCGCTTTGCGATTCACAGCTGGGCGCCCTGTTTCGGTCCAACAATCATCGCTGAGCGGGACTTCTAGATTGAATGACTTGATCCCGTTACGCCTGCATTGACGATAGCAGAGAGCAGCGAGATCAGCTTCATTGACACCCCCGTTGGACGTGATACGGAAAGCTTTGCCCTTCAGCTTGGTCGGATCTTCACCTTGCTCGACGTTCACGTATCTGACTGGAGCGTAAGGGCTGATCAGCTCAGCTAATTTCCGAGCCCGCTCTCGCCCCATCTCGGCCAGCTCAGCGGCAAGAGAGACGCGCCGCTTCACGTCGATGGGGAAGCCATTGATGCTCATGCCAGCAGCGACCTTGGCCAATCTGCGCTGTTGCTTGTAGAGACGTGTAAGCCACGGGTTGTCGCGCGCATCTTGCTTTAGATCCCATACATGCTTGGAGCGTACTTGGGCTGTATACACACAATCCAAGCCGTTGTAGTTCAGCAGCTTGTGACGCGGGACTCGTGCAGCATCTACATACCCCTTCACGTCCTTGTCATCCTCGCGTGCCTCAGCCTTCCACGGCGGCGCACACAAGTAGATCCCAGTCTGGAATTCTAAGCTGACGAAACTTGTAGAGCTGAGCGTACGACGAGAATCGGCGATGTCGTGGATGTTGATCAGCAAACCACGCTTGTCACGAGGGAACTTCACCCCATGCCTCTCCAGCATCGGGATGTCATAGGCATCGCCGTTCATGAAGACTTTGATGATCTCGGGATTCTCAAACAACGCCTTGAGCCTCAGCCAGACAATCCGCGGTATGGGCCAGAACCAGCTAAGTCCCAATCCGTTCTTATGATCTACTCCAATACCAATCGCCCTGAGACGGGCAAACATCGGGAGCTTTGCCCATTCGTTCGGTCTGCCTTCGGGGGGTGATGCCTCAACATCCGTCGCAATCTCCATGTACTTCTGTTTGCGGATCAGTGTTTCTAGAGCAAGCAAATCAGCAAGCGGCGGGTCGCGCTTGATGGTCGGCTCAGGCGGGAACCCATTCACCGCTCTCTGCACAAATCCAGTGAAGTGGGCTGATAGAGGGCCGATCAAAGCGGGCTGTCGCCCTGGAAGACTTGCGGCGGGATGCGAAACGGGGACAGCCCAGACCTTCATGATCGTCACTCCTCCTGGCTAGTTAACCGCGCCTGCGGTACGGGCGAGAGTTTCGAGGCGGGAGAGAACCCCGCTCATGATGTCTTCAGCTGCGGCATCAGCAAGCGGATCATCTTCCAAGCCACGGCATCTATCCCTGACAATGTCATCAGCATCTTTGATGAAATCAGCGGTGCACCACTCCTCGCCCCACTTGATGGGTTCCGAGAATTCGACCTTGGCTTTGCCCTGATCGACGGCCCTGACGAACTCCAAGAAGATCACGCCGCATCGCCGATACGCCTTCGCCTGGCGCACTCGATATGTTGAGGACCGATCTTGACCAGCTCAGCAATCTCCTGATCTATGAGATCGTTGCAGATGTCAGACGCCCTGGCAGAGATCCCGACCGCAATCATCTGTGATGGCACCTTGAGATTGCTAGTACATCCGCAGACAACCATGAGCAAGACGAACAGGTATTTCAACATCGGTTCGATCCTTTCTAGAAAGGTATATCTTCTTCCGGCTCAGGAGCCAACGGCCTCACGTCGTCAGCGGCGGACTCCGCTTGCCGGATAGCGGAGTCCAAGTCGATCTGAATGTGGAAGCCTTGCATCTTCCCGATACCCTTCACCTCACCCGTCAAGCAGAAGTAAGCCCACTTGCCCATGGCAAGAATGCCGATCGAGGGGTTTGCCCTTACCACCTCTTGCAGTTCCCGAATGGCGCGTGGCCTGCACGCGGTCATGGCCTGCTTGGCCTCAGATTCCTTCTTCGTGATGGGCATGCATGATGCCGAGTTGAGGATGTAGATCTCTTCCCTGGGAATGGGCGGCAATCCAAGCCGTTTGAACGCGAGTTGCCATAGGGTGTCGGCCCTGGCGCCCGTCGCGCCGACGAACGGCTTGAGCTTCTTGACTTCGTGCTTGCCCGGGTCTTGCCCAAGCCAGATGACCTGGGCCTTCCTCGGATCCCCGTCAGAGGGGACGGGGACGCACCTATGACGGGGGCACTTATCACACCGTGCTCCGAGAATACGCGGATCGAACTTCATTGCTTGCTCCTGCACTCGCCGCACACGCGGTCAGAATTATGTGTACATGATCCACACTTCTTGCAGCCGTGTGGCTTGGATGCGTTACTGATGGAGATGGCGATCACCTTGAGCAGCCACTCCTCAAAGCGCCGAGCGTCGAATCCTGCCCGTTCGAGCTGATCATAAACCTCACCGCACTCCAAACATGCTGGGCCTACACCGGACTGCCACATCTTGGATCCACATGTTGGGCATTTCTGGTTAGACATCAGAACCTCCAGCAAAGCCAAGCGATCAACAGCAGTGGAACAAGCCAACGCGTCAGCCGCTCCATATGACAGGTCACACCTTCTCGATGTACAGGGACTCGACCTTCTTGCGGCAGGCGTCAAGCTCATTCTCCGTGAAGCGTCCTTGCTCGATCAATGCCTTGGCTTCATCCTCATCGAATTCGTAGCTGACGATCTTCTTGCAGACGCCCTCGGGCCTGATGTCCTTGGACCTGAGAAGATCCATATACTTCGTCATGTCAGGGACCTGATGGACAGCAACACGCTTCTCCACCCTGAATGCGTCCGTCCCCACGGCGACCTGGATAGCGCGGCACTGGCCGTTCTTCCCGGACACCTCGCCCGTGTTGGTGACATGCTCCTTGAGGACAGCCCTGGCCATGTCGAGCTGCTTCCTCAACGGCTCCATCAGCTTGACGTTGATCAGGTGAGCGACAGAAGCCACCATGCCAGGGGTCTGCTCCTGACTCAGGATGTCAGCGAGGGTCTGAACCCCCTCGATGATCCGACTTTCTGCCTGCTGGACTGCCATGACGTTGTTGGTGTTGATCACGACGATTGCCTTCTTCTTGCTCTTGCTGGCCATGTGATGCCCTCCGATGTGGGTACCTCGCACACACAGGGCAAAAGCGACGGAACCTCGCTGCTCCCCTGGACGCACGACCGACCCATCGCCCGCATCCTCCGTTGCACTACACTGGATCTGCCATAGAATGTGGCGGGCTGCCCAGGATTTTCCCAGGCAGCCCGCTCATGTAGCTAAGATCAAATAGCTACTTCTTCTTGGCGGCCTGCTTCTTCGCCGGGGCGGGCTTGGCCGGGGGCTCCTCGACCTCGGGGGTCTCCTCCTCGGTATCCTGGCTCTCGTCTCCCTCGCCCTCGCCCTCGCCGGATTCGCCCGCGAACTCCTCGGCCGGGTACCAGTTGGCCACGTTGTTGAACACGCCGCCGCCGTTGCCCTTGACCTGATTCAGCTCCGCGCGAGCGGTGCGGTTGTTCTCCGTCACCCAGGTGACGATCTTGTCGATCTCCACCAGGGCCAGCCGGACGTTGGGGTCCCTCGGGCTCTTGAGCACCGGGATATTCACCTCCTCCGCGTACCCGAAGGCGCGGGCGAAGTCCCAGATCATGGGCGTAGCCTGGGGACTGGCGGACAACCAGTGGTTCATCTTCTTGGGCTTCGCGGGGTCCAGCTCATCCTCCGTCCCCTCGATCGCCAGGGACATCTTGCGGCTGGGGTACTTCTTGGGGTCAGTCGGCTTGCTCCACCCGTGGAGTCCCGGCTTGCCCGCGTCGTCGATCGACAGGGTGTAGTCACCCGCCTCAGCGGGACGGGTCTTGGGGCGCTCATCCTTGGGGTTGAAGCTCACGTACTGCACGGTGCCAGTGGCCATGATGGTGCTGCTCCTTGATTGTACTGCCGTGTGACGAGGGAGATCATTCTCCCTCGGTGCCGCACCTACCGATACGCCGGTAGGAACTCAATCACTGCTGACCAGCGACCAGCTTGAGGATCTCCCCCCAGTTGGCGGGGGCCGGGTTGGGCAGAGACCAACGAGTCTTGCACACCCACTCAGCAGAGGCGTGAACCTGCATCTGCCCGATCCACTTGTTGATCATCTTGCCCTTGTGGCGAGGGTCGGGCACCTTCTTGAAGTGGGAGGTGATACGGCCAGAGATATCCACGTTGGCGGGGACCCAGAGCTTCCCCTTCCCGGGGACCCATAGGCGGCCGGGTTCCTTCAGCAGGGTACCGCCCTGCGTCTCCTCGTACTGAGGGGGTAACTCATGGCCAGTCATGATGACCGACTTCCCGCGCCTATATGCAGCCTCAGCAGCAGCCTCCAGCGCGCGCAGCTTCCCGAGCAACGCGCCCCACCCTCCCCACCCCATGTCCTGGTCAGTCCCGCCGTCCGTGAAGAGATTGACGAACCTCATGCACATCGCCGTGAGGCCATCGAGACCGATCACCGTGATGTTGGGCATGGCCGAGAAAGCATTCAGCGCGTCGACCGCTTCCTTGAACATGAGATCATAGTCCTTGTCGGACAAGACCTCCATGACGATGTTGTCAGAGAACCCCACTCCGTCGATGTCCTTGCTACGGACAGCCGTAGGGCCCCGCTCCTCGGCTGTGATGAAGGCCACGTCGAGCCCACGCTTGCTGCGATCCAGGTTGAAGTTAGCGCCCCAGTCCTTGCTGAGGGTCATGATGCTGGTCGTCTTGCCCTGACCCTCTGGGCCATACTGAAGGGCATAGATCTTCCTCTTGCCGATGGTGTCACCGATCTTCTTGCGCATTGTCCTTCGTCCTCTCGGGTGGAGTGAAACCCAGCTTCTTGGCCATCCGCGTGATCGTCGCATCCAAGCTATCCAGGATGCCGACACCGGCCTCAAGCGTCTTCCCGTTGTGATTGCGCCAATTGATCAGGATGTTTAGAGCCTCAGCCTGATCCAGCGCCGTCTCATCCTGCATGTCCCTACGATTGTACTTCTTCAGTCCCATGTCAGGTGTTCTCCTCGTACCACTTGCTAAACATCTGCAACGCTTGCTCCCAAGTCTTGGCTTTGAACTCTTTGGTAGATTTCCTGAAGATCACCATAATGACCTTATGGTTTCCGTCAGAAATCAAGTGAATGTCATCTCCGGTTTTGATCTTGTATTTCTGCCGGATAATGTCACGTACTTTGTAGTAGTTCAGTCCCACGGCGGCACCTCCCTCCCGGGCGAAGACTTCCACTTGGTGATCGGCGTGCCATCACGGAAGTGGAACCGCACGGCACCATCCCTGCCTTGCGTGCACAGCTCACGGAACTGGCAGCCCCGGCAGTTATCGGGGCTGAGGCGCCTCGGGGCCACATCGTTCCAGGCCATGGCCTGCTGCCCCTGGATCCACAGCTTGATGTCTCGCCTGAACCAGCTCAATGCATGCTGGACCTTGTCCAAAGCGATCGCTGTACGCTCACCACCAGTCGCCTTCCCCTTCCCCTCCTTCACCATGGGGTCAAGGAGAACTCCCGCCAGAGGGCCAAAGCGCTTGGTCTCTGCATCGCCCCACAAAGAGAGCTGCATGAGGATCTGGCCATGCAGAGCGTAGGTGGTACGGATACGCGAGGCACCACCATGGTACGTAGACTTGGCTTCACCGATCCACGTCTTGCTCATGAAGCGCTCGACACTGTCAAGGCGAGCAGTGCGATGAGCCCACTGGGGGGCGCCAGTCCAGACACCACGTGGCGTCAGCTCATACTCTACCGCCAAGACCTGAGAACGCGGGTGCCTGAGCCAATAATCCACGTACCCCTGGAAGTTCTTGAGAGCGATCGTCCGTGCATTGGGGGCTAGCCTGTCACCATCAGCCTCCAGCTTGACGGCGTGCTTCTCGATCTGCGTCTTCCAGTCGTCACCCTTATACCCATCGGTGAGCCACTGCGCCCGGGCGGCGTGCATGAGTGCACCCACGCTCAACCCCTCGCTCAAGTAGTTCTCGAACTTCTGGATTCCCCTCACTCGCTTGTACTGGTCGGCCTTCTCGCACCGAACGAACTCGGAGAGGGATGACCATCCCGCTCCACTGCTGCCAGTAGGCAGGTCAAGGATCTTAGCGGTTGTCTTGGGTGCTCCAGGCTTCTGCGGCGCCGTCTTCATCAAAGCCTCCAGATCAATTACTAAATGCCGTGTGGCCGGATTCGAACCGGCGTCCCGTCGTTGTTGACGAGCTATACGCTTCCACTGAAGTAGAGCGTAGAGGGCAACCACTACCCCTCACACACGGCAGAAGGGACACAGCTTGATGCTGATGTCCCGTGTATGCGGTCACCAATAAGCACCGCTAGGTGCTGGTCGCTAATCAGCGTCTATGTTGATCTACTTCACGTCATCGCAAACATCGCTCACCTCCTGACGGGAAGGCTACTCCGCCCGTCTGACATCACACGACGCCCCAATCGTTCGACAGCATGTCAAGCTGGTTGGTTCTTGCTACGTGGGACAGTTTACTACAAGCCAGCAGCTTCCTGCTGCTGGTACTTCTGGAAGATCTCCATCAGCTTCTTCTTGGGGTCGCCCACGAGGGACAGAGCGTCAGCCAGCTTCTTCTTGTCCTGCTCCGCTCGGCCGTCAAGCTTCTGCGCCTCGGCCAGCTTGAACAAGTCCGTGGTGATCATGTGCTCATCCGGCGAGTACCGGCAGGCGAACACCCTCACCAGCACATCGAACTCCTGCCCGAAGCGGGCGACACGGCCGATGGCTTGACGGATCAGCTCGGCGGTGTAGTGCAAGGATGCAAGGTTGATGCATCTGAACATTTGGAGGTTACCACCCACACCGAGAGAGTCGATGGTAGCGATCAATTGAGGTACATGCCCCAACTGTCTCGCCCGGTTGTAGTATTTGTAGACCTCATCAATGCGATCTTTCCTGCCGTCCTGACCGTGCGCCACCATGGAGCCAGGAATCATCGCACCTAGCAGCTCGGCCTGTTCACGGGTCCACGTGAAGGTGATGCCCGGTAGGCCAGCAATGATGTCACTCTTGATCGACTCAGCCACGATGGGCAGCTTGAAGTCGTTGAGCTTGGCCATGTACTCCTTGCTGACCATGCCACTCCTCGCCGCGTCCCCGAGGAGGCGGAGGTTCCCAGGTGGCGGCTCAAGCCACACGGTTTGATACCGTGTGTCAAATGGGAGCTGATCTCCCACATCCTGACGCACGCGCCTGAAGCGGTAGTAGTCGCGCTGGTTGTTCAGTTCGGGAACATTGCCCAGCTCGCCCCACTCAAGGCCGAAGTCACCGCGCCGCCCGTTGGCGTAGCGAATCGCCCAATCCTCAGGTGAACCCCACAGCCCAGGACTAGTCAAGTTCAAGAGTTGATACAACCCCTTGCTCCTATTGAACAGCTCCGAGGCTGTCAGGGTGATCGCACCGATGGCGAACGTGCGGAGCATGGTGACCTGCTCCGTGCGATTGGTCTGAAAGCCCTGAAGGTTGTGCGCTTCGTCGATGATGCAGTAATAGGATCGCCCTGGCAGGATGTCGTTGATGACAGTGTCGGCGTCCATGTAGTAAGCGATCACCCACTCCACATCAGGCGGGCAAGGCAGCTTTGAGCGCTTGTCGCCCTTGGGGTAGATGATGTGGATCTTTTGTTCACACAAACGCTGACATTCACCGTTATTGCGCTCGTGCAGATCATACCACTTCTCCACCTCGCTCGCCCACTGTCGCTTGAGGGAGGCAGGGCACAGCACCACCTTGACGATGTTGGAGGGCATCCCCTTGTAGGCTCGCCAGTCAGCAAGGTACAACCCGGCGATAGCCTCGAACGTCTTGCCGAGACCCACGTCATCGTTGATCATGACACCCGTAGCCATGCGCTCAGCGATGAATGCCGCTGCCTGCTGCTGATAAGCAGGCATCCATGTGAGTCCAGCAGTGCTCTCCGGGATGTGGACGGCACCAGTCCAGGACTGGGCACGCATCGAGCTTGGGGCCTTCTGCCCCGCCAACTCTAGGCAGGCAGCCAAAGCGGGGACAGGGCCGACAATGAAGGCGTCACCACCATCATCCCTCAACCCGGGGATCTGAGCGGCAAGCTGCTTACACCGCTCAATCGTCGCATCACCGCTTCGTGCCGGTACGAGGCACGGATCTCCCTTGTACTGCATTACCTTGAACAGCTCTTTGCTTCGTGCCATTGCCAATTCTCCAGGTCACGTTCCGAGCAGGATAGTTCTTGAACTCGGAGTAGATGTTCATGGTGATCGGACTCCCGTTAGTCCCACCGCTCACCTTACTGAGCTGAATCCCGCCATCAGCCAGAGCCCACATGGCTGAGGTTCCGCGCATGCGGTTCATGTTCGGGCTGCCGCCGTCATCCTTCCCCGGCTTCTTCTCGTGATGCACGACGGCAAGCGAACCACCATATCCCTTGACGATCTTCTTCGGCTCAAGGAGCAGATGCGCCATCCGTGCGTCATTCTCATCCATGACGTGGAAATGATTCCACGGGTCCAGCACGGTGATGAATGGCTTCCACTTGTGCAGGAAGCGACACAAGTCGTAATGCGGATCCCTCTCGAATGGGTCCACGTCCAGGCGCCAGTTCATCGGCTCGTTGGCGAGGATGAAGTCCCAACTCACGGGCCCCTTGGGCCAAGGCTTCTGGATCACCCGTGATTCATAGATGTGCTTGATGTCCTGCATCCCTTGCTCAGGGGCAAAGAGGACAACACCGCCATTGTGCTGCCTGATCTTCGGTCTGTAACCTAGGCCGGGTATCTGCGCCTTGTGGATGGTGGCGGCAAGAATGCAGAAGATCAGATAGGACTTGTAGTGTTTGGCTGGCGACACCACGAAGTTGAGACCCGGGACCAGTAGCCCCTCCACATTCCATACGGGAGGGGTCGCCTTGATCTCTGACATCGGTGTGAAGTCGCCATTGTACTCATCTATCAGACGCCGCTGTCTCTCGCTAGCGTTCTCAGGTTCATCATCCCGATCAGGCTCTGACTCTGCCTGATCATTCTCGTCAGCGTCAGAGCCCTCGGTCATTGCCTTGCTACTCCTTGTCGCCAGCGGCAAACGTGCTGCCCACCAGCGTAGCTACGCCCTCGGGCTGGGGCCCCTGCGAGAAAGGGCCCGGCTCAGTACGACCCACGCCCTCCTGCTCCATGGCATCGCGCGCAGCCTTGTCGATCATGGCCTGCTCCTGCGCGCGATTGGGCATGTTCTTGATCAGCAGGTCAGCCGCCGCCACGATGACATGGTGGATCAGCCCTTCCGCCATGGCCTCGATGCGATTGGTGACTTGCTCGCTGGGAACCAGTGCCTCCCCCGGATTGGTGGCCGGAGAGCCGTCTCGCTTGGGCAAGTACGCACCGATCTGGTCACCGTGGAAGTGAGTGTGGACCACCTCCCCTTCCTCGTTCACCTCCACGAGGGCGAGAACGGTGACCATGACCGGCAGGTGAATCGTAGTGATGCGGCGCTGATCTCTTTCGTTGACTTCGATGTTACCCATATGTGCTGCCTCCTTGGTGAAAGGTGGGGGATGATCTCAGGCGGACCTGGAGGGGCACCCTGGGCCGGGTAGGGCGCACTTGAGTGACGCACCAAGATCATCCCCCGTAAGCTTTCGCGTCAAGGGTTCCGGCCCCGACGGCTGGCCGAACCCTAACGCGGCGGCGCTCGAAACGTCAAGCGCGGAACAAAGGCCCGGGGCGGGAGTCGAACCCGCCTGCACCCTGCCGGGCAGAAGCGGGCCGATCCTCTGGCCCGCCCAGTTCTGTATGTGGGCCACGGAACAGAACCACGCCCGTGCCAAAGTCGGATCAACGAGGGCATAGGAACCCGTATCACCAACAGCCCAGCGAGGAAGAGCCCGAGCCACTCGGGGAAGGCCCCTCGCCTACTGCGTTCGCTCTACGCAAACCAGCCTGTTCTCCAGCGGGCACGGACTGCCCGAGCCAACCTCAAGATCAGGATCAGTAAGCATCTGCCACACCATGCGGCGAGCCGCCGCCGTAGTGAGGGGCGGCGTCTCATGCACCTTCGTTACTTCCGGTGCATCCTCATCCGACATCAAAGATCACTTTGAATTTCACGCTGATTCCCTCCGTTTCCTTGGATCTCCAATGCCAGAGTTGCATGACTTACATAGCACCGTCAGCCACACGTTGGCATTGAACTCTTCGATCATCTTGTTGATACGCTTCTCTTGTGGCTGCTTCATGTCCCACGTCCGGCCCTCCATGTGGTGGATCTCAGCCATGTCGTAGGTCACTGTGTCTTGACAACATCGGCACGTCGGACCGCCGAGTTGATCAATCAACCAGTGCCGCTTGACAGCAATGCGCTTCAAGCGGCACTCATGTGACTGTCGATTGCGCCAGTATTTCTTGATCTGCTCTGGTGTTGCGCCCTCGGGCGGACCCTTGGGTCTGCGCGGTTGACGGTAGAGTGGGCGAGGTGTCATGGCTACGATTCGATGGGCAGAGGTTCACGCTTCCACTGGTAGGTGCCGCCAGCCAGGGTACCAGAGTGCACCCCATACGTCATGAGCCCGGCCGCCACGAAATCATTCAACTGAACCTCGTGCACGGCGCAGCACGGGAACTTGCGCACCGTACTACGCCCGCCGCTGTCCGTATGGATGATTACGGCCAGACACGTAGCTTCATTGGTATCGGGTGTCGGCTCGCCGTTCACGTCGATCCACTGAATCAGACACTTCATGGTTGATCCTCCCTTTAAAATCACACTCATGCCTCGAAGCATGAGAGTGATCGCACTTAGTCATTCGACCTAAGTCCAAGCAGCTCCGTCCTTCACGGTGTGGGTGTTGCATGACGGTACTGTGGCGGCGCATCACCGCCGTTGAGGTCACTCCTGGCCGGGTGTGTGACCCGGCTTATCGAAGGTGGGTAGTTCCGTTTCCCTTGATCCCTTCTGATTGGGCCAGTCCGGCTTGAACTCGCTGGCCTTGCGCGGCTTGCCGCCCACCCACTCCAAGGCGAACTTGGCGCCCAGCAGGTAGGCGCGGGCGAACGCGTTGGGGTGGCAGCGGATCTTGGGCATCTTGTCGAGTCGAGCGGTCAGGTCCACCCGCTCCTGAATGAGCTGCTGCCGAGTGTGGATGTTGCCCGACTCATCGTGAGCGGTGAGGCGGCCGAGCCTGAACGCCGTGATCACGAACTGCACCACGAATGCAGCCGTGTACCGTATGGACAGATCCTTGTGTGACGCCTGCTCATACTCGTAGAACACGTACTCGAAGTTGTCGGCGTGCATAACATCGCCATCCTTCAGCGCTTTGCGGATGGTAGCGATGATCTCGTTGTTCTTCATGGCTCAAGCCACCATGCCCAGCGCCGACCACTTGCGGTGGAGCAGGTCGCCCGCCGCGCGCTCAGTCTGGGCCGCCAGCTCCGTGGTCTGCTCCTGGCTGGCGCGGGTCAGGGCGTTGACCAACCCGGCCAGGGTCTCCCCGGCGCTGTTCAAGCCGTCGATGTCCCACATGGCGGTAGCCGCATCCACCGTGCTTTCCGGCAACTGGTACACCCGGCGCACCTTGAGCAGGAGGTCGGAGCGGGACTGGCCCTCCGGCTTGCCGATCAGGTAGGCATCCGAGAACAGCTTGACGAACGGCTGCACCCGCTTGAGCGCAGACCGGAACGCATCAGCCAGCTTCTCCCGGAGGTCACCCATGTGACGGATGCTGATCTCCTCGGACTTGTCGTCCTTCGTGTACGCCGTGGTGAAGTTGGCACAGAGCACACGGAGCAGGAACACCTCGACCTTCAGGCTACCCTTCTTCACCTCGCTGTTGGTGATGCGGATGCCCACGAGGGCGATGTCACCCACCTTGAGCTGGAACTTCATGGCGGGCCAGATGATCTCCATCTCCGTGCGGTCATGCTCACGGGTGATGCGCGCCTTGGCCGAGCCCAGGTCAGCGAACTCCTCAGCGAGCAGGGTCTCCAGGACTGCCTTGTCATCCCCGTGTTGGAGGCTGTGCTTCTGTGAGGTGACGGCCCGGATGGTACGGACCTGGGAGCGGGGCTCGGTGATGACACGGATCGTCATCTTCTCGGAGGGTGCCTGCTCTGCCCACTCGTTGTACGCCAGGGCCCTGACACCAGGGCTCAGATTCAGCAGCACGTTGGCTGCCCCGCTGGTCACCGTGCCCGGCTTGACGAAGTCGATCAGGTGGCTGAACCCCGAGCGGGTGTACCCAATCGCCTGAGCCGGGTCATCCTCGTTGCCGTAGATCCTACCATTCTCCGGGTTCATCACGAACCCGTTGATGTCGCACATGGGGAAGTCCTCGGGGCTTTCCTGGTCAATCCTTGCCAGGATGGCAGCAGCCGCCTGCATGAACGTCGGCAGCTTGTCGATCTCTGCCTGGAGCTTGCGCTTGTTGGCCTCGCCCACATCCCACAGGGCAGTGCCCTCGGGGAGCCGGGTGTCAGGGAGGCGGAGCCCTGCCGTGTGGCTGAGCTGCTTCAGCAAGGACATCCTGTCCTCGTGATTCAGTTGGGATGCGTGGGTGATGACCTCCGGGGTAGTGGGTTGCACGAGCCGGAGCTGTGCGCTGTTCTGAGTGGCCTTAGCCATGTTGCGATCCTCATTGTATCGCCGTGCCCTCGGCAGTTAGTCACTAGGCAGAGCGTCAGGCGTACTTGAAACAGCCTGCCGTCCACGGGTTGTGACACCCGTCACGGTGACGCGGCTACAGTGGGCAAGCATTGCAAGGCGGGCCGTCGTTTAAATCACAGCCGTGGCATACGGGAGCCTGCACCGGTAGAGACTCGACCCAATCCTTGAGCGTCTGACGCATAGCTTCATTGGCCTTGCTGTCCCACGCATGCTGGATGATCTGCAACAGGTTGAGCAACACCTCACCACACAGGTGCTCCAGGACTAGATCCGGGATGGTGTCAACCTGCACATTGAACGCCAACACTACATCCAACTGGGGGACATCCCTGCCGTTGCTTTTGGCCCTGATCAGCGCATCGAGGGAGCAGCCATTCGTGAGGCCGCTATCCCAGATCCTCAGGTTGTCGATGGTGACACCCAGGTTGCGTGCAAGGCAACCGATGATGCAGTGTGGCGTGCCGTGGTCCAGGTATACCCCGTACCCTGCTGAGATTGCGATAGCGTGAAGCAGCTGATCCTTCTGCTGTTGAGTGAGCATGTGCTTGTGTCCCTCCGGCCTACGTGGTGGTGGTAATACAAATGTGATCGGTGGGAGTCGAACCCACTCACACGGGGTTAGCGTGTGCTTGCCGCTGTAGCCTGGGGGAAGACTCCGAAACAGAGAACCCCATCCCTTGGCGGGCATGTCACCGTCCACGCTGCGATCACTTACTACGGCGGGGCAACCGCCGTTTGCATCTTGCTCCCACTTCGATTGAAGGTCAAGGTGGGTTCAGGTCCGGGCCCGCCGTATGAATGGGCGCCCCGCGCCCTTCACCACACGTGGTGCACATCCCACCGATCCCGAACCTGTACTGGCTGGCATCCACCGGGTTGCGGTAGGGGTGATGGACCCGGCGATTGGTGGCGCACAGCAGAGGCGTAGCCTTGACTGGCTCAATGCCGCTCTCTCCATGATCTTCAGTCTCGCACGCTTGACCCGACCCCCACGGGTCGCACTGTGCTTCACTGCACCACGCACACAGCTCCATGTCAGGCACGCCCATTTCAGGCAGGCCACAGCAAGCGCACTCAGTCATCCCCGGCGAGCCGTGCTCACGCACCCACGCCTTGCGGTACACATCCCGAGCATCCTCAGACATAGGGCCACGATCCATACGCCCAGGCTTGAACATGCTGGAGTAGAACGAGAGCTTGATGTAGCTTGCACTACCCTGCCCCTCGTGATGGTTGGCGTAGTACCAATAAAGCCCCTCGATGATACTGTGACGATCCATGTATACCCTCAGGTCAAGACTTGAACCGGCGCGCGCCGCATAGGCACGAGTACCACGCTTCATCCAGATCTTGAACAGACGTGAAGACGTGGCCGCTCTTGCCCCAGTTAGGGCACGGTTCCGATGCATCGGCATGCTCGGCCTTGCTCAACCACTTCAGCTCATCCCTGCCGCCGGGCTCCGGGGGCTTGATATCCTTATCCTCCGGCTTGAAATCCCACATGTTGAGCTGGGCCAAGACAGCGGCTGCAAGGAGCTGGGGCTGGATCTCTTGCCATTGTACTGTGTCGGCTTGCCCCTGGGTCGTGGGTAGAGGCATCAGCTCTAGATCCAGAACATGGCTTTCGTACCAGCCTCCGTCGGCTTGCCCGGGATGGGAATCGAGCACCACCTCGTAGATGGTGTCGCCCTTGCCTTGCTCCACCTGGGCCGTGACCACGGGGTCCAGCTTCACCGGGTAGAGCGGGCCACACAGGTGGTCCGTGCTCTCGTTCTCCCAGGCTTGCCGCTGATACGACGGGCTGTTGTGCTTGATGCGATAGGCCTGGTCGCTGTACAGCGTGACCTTTACCCCGTTGATGTCGAGCCGCCACTCCTGCCTGTGCTTGAGTAGCACAGCTCCCTTCGGTCTGTCTGCCATGAGTGCTACCTCCCAAGGTTGCGTTGCTCAATCGGTACAGCGTGGTCATCGCACGCTGTACCTGTTCAGCCACGCAAACAGAGACACTACCAGTCCTTGCTAGCCTGCTTCTTCTGCTTCTTGGGCCTGAAGACAGAGCGCGGGGGCGGGTCCTTGTACTGGAGCCCGTTCTTCAGGTCGTTCAGCTCAGCCTGGGTGATGATGCCTGGGACCTGAGCGACGGTATTGAAGAGACGCTGACCGTTGTCACGCATACACTTGTACCTCCATGTACTATGCTGGTTGTTGCACTCCATCCCTACCCCGTACATCTCATGCCCTACGGGGTAGGTGTGCAGAGCTACAACGTCTCGACTTCGTCCGCTTCACACGGTTCCGTCTGCTTGTTGGGTCCATCGAACAGCACTTCGTAGGGCCAGACGCTATGAGGGTGCAGCTTCACGACCGTACCCTCCTGGCCAATCTCCAGGTCCGCGCGTTGGCAGTCGCCAGTCTTCACAAGCTTGACTCGGGTGCCTACCTCGACTGGCTTGCTCACTCGGGCTTGCTACCCACCACGGTGAGGTTGATGCTGCACTGCACGGTCACCGGCTTGCCGTCCACCATCACCGTGACCTTGCCGTTCATGTTCCACCCCAGGCTGCCCGTGCTGAACTGGCGCGGGGCACCCATCAGGTTGGGGTCTGAAGGCATGCCGCTCCCACCGATGCTCACGGTCAGGGCCGCCGCCTTGGCGAGGAACTGCTCGGCCGTCACGGGGGCCTTCGTCTTCTTGGTCACGATGCTAGCGCTGGGGGTGGTGCCGCCCGTGTTGCTGGGGTTGGGGTCGATGGCAGCGCCTGCCTTGCCCTTGTTCTCGCCGTTCTTGCCCTTGATGGTGGGGTTGATGGTAGCCATATGAGTATCCGTCCTTGTGGGTTGTGCTGGTGGTTGACTGCATGAGACTGCATGGGTACAGCGGGAGTGCGTGGTCTGAAGTGACCACGCCTACCCGACACACCCGGCAGTGCTAGGCCGCAACCTGCTCATTGAGCCAAAGCACGTTGTGCAGCATGGCCTTACCGTCCTGCCGCCACTCGCGTGGGGTGATGCTGGGGCAGTAGCCCACGGGGCCGCACTTGTGCTCCAGCTCCAGCTCATTGAACACCCACTCAGTGTCCAAGTCGCTGCTGTCCTGCTTCAGCAGGGGGAGCCCCGTATCCAGGGCCACCACCTTGGCGCCGTCTTCCACCGTGATGGGGGCGTACCGCCCAGCGTCCGCCTTGACGCACGCAATGGCGTAGCCGTGGGACAGGTAGAAGGGCAGGGTGAAACCACGGGTGGGGATGTGGTTGGGCTGCATGTGCTTGCCTCCTGATAGCGGCACTCTCGTGCCGTGCTGGGGGGCACAGGAACACCATGCTCCTGTACCCGTTCAGCACCCCGTAGCGTGCCAGGGATTGGCCCATGCATCAGGCGTCCTGGCCGCCCCGCGTTGAGGTGAAGCCTCAACGGGTAACGCCACGGGTGCTCCCTCGGTGTATCGCCTTCAGGTTCACGTCCGTGTGGCATGCACGGGGAACCCGCCTGACCTGACGGTACGGACATCCACGCCTGTGTTAGCGCGCTCCGTGTCCTTGCCCCTCAGGGTTGGGCGTTAGGGCCTTTGAGCCGAGTGATGAAGCGGGGCAGTAGCGGCCAGTGCCGCTGTGCAATCCCGCGATGTCAGAGAACGCTGGCCGCTGGCGCCCCTCTGGATGGCGCTTCTAGTCTGGGCCAGCCCTGCCTGCTCCTGTCCGGAGACTCCCGCTTGTGCTACCCGCTCGGCAGGGTGGCGAGCCCCGTGCCAACGTCACGCCGCCCTTGGTCTGTGCCTACTGTCCTACCGGCCGAGCCGTAGCGGAGCCAGGTGGCCCTCCATGCGCCTGAACTCGGCGTGGGCCTGGACATAGTGCCACTGCCCGGCACCCATCCACCCCACGGCGGCGCCCGCCGAACTAAGCCGCAACGCCGTGTGGAGATAGACCTGACCCCGCTCCTGGGCTGCCAGAGCGTGGGCCATCGTGGGGTGAAGAGCGGGGCGCTGCATAGCGATGTGCACGGCGGCCTCCTGATGGACGGAAATCGCCCGCTTTGCCGCGATGCGAAGTCGATGCCAGGGAGGAAGATCGCCCAACCTCCCGAAATCCCTCGAAACAAATTGATCGGAAGGTTCACAGGTGCGAAAAGAAGTTCGCACCGATCTTCGCTCTGAACTTCAGAGCGAAAAAGATCGCCGCGAAGAATCGTTCGCACCGCGAAGATCGTTTCGCACTTCTCCCATATCCCGGCTGTGTATCCCGGCTACGTGCCAGGGCTCGTGCCAGGGGTCGGGGCGTTAGCGCCAAGCCTAGCTCCTTCCTCTACCCGAGCCGGGAGGCCTGCTCTCCCTCTGGTCATGGCCAGGGAACACCCCACACCCCCCCGTCCCTGACTCTCAGGTGCCTTCCAAGTACTATTCCAGGCTCTCGTACAGCCCAGTAGGGTAGGGGGGCCACCCACTTAAGCCCCTGGGGCACACCCCCCCACCCCTCGCGCATGGGTCCCATGGGTGTCCAGACGGACCAAAAGGAGGGCACCCTGCGTTTGTGCCCATGGATCTCCAAGGGTGTACGGCGGTCGCCCATGGAATCGGGCCGGGGAAGGGCCCGAACGGCGCAAATCAGCAAAGAATCGTTTCCTTCCCCCTTGCGGCCCCGAGCGGTTTCGTTTATCTTCTCTCTCCGCCCCCCTCTCCGGTAGGGAGGGGGCGGCTGGAAAGGGAGGAAAAATGTTCGGCCTCGGGTACACCAGGGAGTTTGAGGAGATCAAGATGGGAAAGAAGACCCTCCACTCGTGGAGAGTGAAGCGGGGGAAGACTGAGGTCGGGAAGGGGTTGGCCGAGGGCTTGAGAGAGGCAGAGGAAGCGGCGAATAAGTGCCTGATCGAGGCTATGAATAAGGGGGAGGCCAAGGCCAACATTCGTAAGGAGCATGTGGCAAGGCTGCGACGGCTCGCCAAGGTGCGCCCGTACATGACAGCTGGGTTCTGTGCGTACCTGTTCAACGGATTCACAAAGGCGCGGATCGTCAAGGAGGCTAGTGACATCGAGCGGGAGTGGTGGGACAAGGAGGAGAACCCAGCGAAGAAGGCACTACCCACCCACGGAAGCGCCTTGACTTCAGCGAGGGTAGTAGAACAGCTATGGGAGAGCATGGAGGCGGCAGGGATCCTCGTTATTGAGGAGGGGGGGAAACTCAAGCTCAACCGAGTGAGAGGGTGGGCTTATGGGATGTTTGGCAAGGAGATCTTCGATGCCGAGTGACAAGGGCTGTGAGAAGTGCACGGAGCTATACAAGAAGGGTAGCCAGCCGCTACCTCAGTCCGGGGTTGACGCGTTCCTCACGCTGGAGGAATTCAAGCGCGAGGTGGAGAAGCACTCAGATGAGAGCGGACACGACGTGTTTGCCTACTTCCGTTCGCTGGCTGAGGCTGGCAATGTCCGTTGATAGGCAGATCATGGGCGAACCTCCAACTAAGAACGATGTATATCTAGCTGCGCTGAAGGCTTGGTGCATCTACTACGTCAAAACGGAGGATTACGACAGGTCGATCTGTCATTACATCAATAGGGAAGATGTAGCTATCCCCGTCACGGCTGCTGAAAGGAGGGCATCCAGCGCTTACGCTCGCAAGATGCGAGAGGAGCTGTCACATAGGCTTAGTGGTGTGGAACCGATGATCTCTCTTCAAGCCAAGTACGAGGCTCTGGGCCTGACCTACAAAGGGCAGAAGAATCTACTGGAGAGGATCACCCATTATGCCTAAGACACCCGACAACATCGATCCACGAGACACCATGAAACGCCCCAGGATGCCGCGCCGGGCTGAGACTGAGGTGGAGCTGGAGGGGAACCCGGATGAAGTGAAGCTGCGCCGGGTCAGATCCCCACTGGGGGCCTACCTGGAGCTGACAGAGATCAGTACTACGGCATTCTCCCGTGCCAGCGGCATTGACCACAAGACGGTCAAGGCGTACGCGGATGGAGCAATCATGCCAGAGCTGCCCAAGGCTGTCTGGGTTGAAGTGATTACCAAGGGGGCGGTGCCCGTGGAGAGCTGGTGTGCTCTGCCCCGGGCCAAGGAAGCATTCAAGGATTTGTTGGAGAAGTGTGACCCGGCAGTGCGAGAGCAGTTGGACAAGCTGCCGGGTGGAGGGTTCGCGTCCCCCCTCCAGAGGGATGCACGGGGACCAAAACCTGGTAGTAAGAAGGATCGGGAGGAATAAGGCCATGTTGAAGAACGAGCTGAGGACTGTTGAGGATGTGGAGAGCGCGACTCAAGATCTGGGTTTTGCTATGAATGATTTCCTGCGCAAGCAAGGGTGGAAGTGCAGCAGCTCCAACCCGGCTTCCATCTGGTTGTGGGAGAAACTGCTGAAGGATGGGCGCACGGTGATGGTGGATCGTGATACCGCCATCGCGTTCACCAAGATGGCTGGGGATCAGGAGGATGAAGAGCGACCCGCCGACAGCAAGCACCCCGTGGTCCCCGGCTGGGCAGGGAGCGAGGACTTCCGGGGCAGCGATGAGGGTTCCCACTACATGAACAGCAAGGAGGGTCTTGCTCACCTCAAGCCTGATCTCGCACAGCCCGTCACTGTGGCCTTGAAGATGGACAAGAGCAACATCGGCGGCCTCTACATCAGCAACCAAGTCAAAGACGTCCCCCATCTCTACACCGTCGTGACCGGGGACGTGTGGAAGCTGATGGAGTTCCACGATGAGGGACCCGGCCCGGCCATGGTGACCCTGGAGAACACCGCGACCAAGAGCCGGATCTCTTTTCAGCAGGACTACCTGAATACCGCGTACCGCTACCTGGGCCACATGGGGAAGAACGCCCAGATCGGTGCCAAGTACCAGTACAACGGCACCAACTACGCGATCACTCAGCAGAACGAGGCCACCGGATGCGTCTTCGTGGAGCCCGACAAGGACACGGAAGCGGAGATTTGGGTCAGGATCGACAAGCTCGGGCAGGCACCCTGGCAGATACTCCACTCAGAGAAGCCTGACAGCGCTAAATAGACGTGCTACACTGACCGCATGAGCCGGAAGATCACATACAGCCAACTCATTCCAGACCCGGAGGACACCTTGAAGGTCCTCCGGGCAGGGGCTCCGCACTTCTACCGCTGTCCAGGGGGTCATGCCCTGCCGCATCGGATGATCTATGGTCGGTGCACCCCTCTCCTATGCCTGGACGCGGGGGAACCCGGCACGGTGCAACACACCAACCGGGAGTCTGAGGGCGATGGAGCCCCCTACAGGGCCGAAATGGATGCAATGCCCCGGGGCACGGAGCATCAGGTTCTTGAACGGGGTGACATCCACGATGAAGGAGACGCTGAGCGGGTCAAGGCCCAGTCCAAGGAGGCCCTAGGGATCATGCGCTCAATAGGGGTGAATGCGGCCCAGAGCGCCGTTCACCCCATGCCTGACTTGCCAAACGCCCCTCCTGTCAAGGCGGGAGGGGAACGCGACTATGTTGACAAGCGGCTTGATCAAGCTGCGCCGTTGGCTGCCGAAATCCTGCTGTTCGATTTGAAGTATGGTCCCCGGGATGTCAGGCGGAGCCTCGCTGAGAAGCTCTTGGGGATGCGCGGTTTCAGTCCGCGGTCGGATGCGCTGCCCGACTTCAGAGGGCCTGTGGTAGTGGTCAACAACATCCACGCCCCCTATGATGCTCAGCGCACGTTGAAGAGAGCTGTACCCACCCAGCAGTTGGAGCAGATCAATCATGACCAAGCCGACCGAGCAGAAGCTCCCCACCCAGACCAAGCCGAGCCCTGAGCGCAAGGAAGTCTTGACCGATGGCGGGATCAGCGCCCCCGCCAAGCACGGCATCGACCTCGTGACCCCGGAGCAGTGGGCCACCAAGGGATACCCCATGCCCCCAAAGTGGAAAGGCAACGGCCCGTCCGGTGCGTCCAAGGAGGAATGGGCGAAGACGGACCCGAAGGACCAGCGCCTCTACTGGTGGATGCTCATGAGCGGCGGGAACATGAGCGACATGAGCACCGAGGAGGATCTCCAGGAGTTCATCCTCAACGGCGGCAAGCACACGAAGGGTCCTACCGGTGCCTCGCTCAACGATTGGCTCGCCGGGCAGGAGAAGGAGAAGGGTGACCCCAAGAGCGATACCATCCAGATCCCAAAGCACATCTACGACCGCCCCGGCTTCAAGGTCAAGCTGGACAAGCTCCTCAAGGAGGAGAACAGCGAGGGCCTGCGGCTCCCTCACACCTTCATCGTCGGCGGGAGCGTGGACACGATCAACAACACGCTGGTCGATCGCAGGAACAGCATCGCTGAGCACTTCCCCAACGATCCGCTGTGTGACATGATCTGCACCACCTACTCGCTGGCGCTGCATCAGCTCCTCAAGCAGACGCCGGAGCCCACCCACCGGCTGGAGTGCTTGCTGACGGTCACGGCCAACAACGTCCTGATCGACTGGCGGACCAAGCAGACCAACCTGCCCAGGGGCATAACCTCCGTGGCGGAGCTGGAGCGTTTCGAGCGGGCCCAGATGGCCGAGAAGATGGTGCAGGTGTGAGCAAGGTCAAGACGTGGCATAAGGAGCAAGGCGCCTTTGCCGTCCTGATGATCATCGCGCATGTCATCCAGTACGGCAACAACCTGCTGAGCAAGGAGGCACTGGGCGGCTCCATCCTGACAGCCGCCTTCCTGTGCTTCGCCGGGATGGAGTCGATCCTCAACCGTGTCGAGGAGCGCAAGCAGCTTCTCGGCATGACGGACCCAATCATCGAATGCATCGACAAGCTGACGTACTACCAGATTGCCGGGCAGTCGTTGATGTTCGCGTTTGCGATCTGGATGGGCTCCATCCCGTCCATCATCGCGGCCCTTCGTGCTATCCTGTACGCGCCCTATCGAAGGTGGTACCGTCGCCGATACCCACTCAAGGAGGATGTACATGCTGATGACGCTGATCGCGATGGCGCTGCTGACCGGTACGCCAAAGGAGTGCAAGGCGGCGCACGAGAACCTGGAGGCGACTGAGGCAGCCGCAGCCAAGTGCGAGAACAAGCCCAAGTCCGGGCCACTCGACATGGGGCCGCCGTGCTTTGAGGCGTTCGCCAGGGCCCAGGATGCTCGGTGTATGGCCGAGATCAAGTGTGCGCACTCCCTCAGGAAGGAGAGTGAGTGCCACACGGCTCCTCCTCGCGGGTAGAACAAACCGCCGAGGTAGGATCTTGGCCGGTCCATACCGACCAAGATCCAACGTAGGACAGACGGCGCTGCGCCTCTGCGTTGCGTAGGACCCGGGCGGGCAGCACCCAAGCAAGTACCGCCCGGGAGTTCACAACCGCGCGCATTGCTGCTACGGTGTGTGTCAGGTCGTTTGCCGCCCCCGAGGTTCGGAGGATAGTACAGGACTCCGAACCTCGGGGGCTCTAGGCAATGATCTGGAGCCTCAAACAATGCCGACTCAAAGCCGACGTGAGCGATTGGAACAGATGCGGCAGATCAGCGGCAACGCTGAACGCCCCAAGGCGATTGAGACCAATAGCGTTGATGATCTCGCCAGACTGTTCATTGCAGGATTGAAGGGAGAATTGCTGCCTACTCAGCGTGAGTATGTCTTCTCACCAGAGAGGATCAAATGGTACTCCGGCCCTGTGGGGTGCGCTAAGACAAGCACACTGGTTGCCTCCATCGTTCTACCAGCAATGCTCTACCCTGGTGGGGAGTACATGCTGAGCCGCTGGACATACGGGTCGCTCGAAGAGACGACCATGAAGCGTTTTGACAAGTTGGCTAGGAACTTTCCCGGTTTGATTGTCGAGGATCAAGCGGGGCCTCCCAGGAAAGTGTGGATCGCCTCGGCTCGCCTGAACAAGAAGGGGCAACCGATGGAGCCTAGCACCATCCTGTTTCATCAGCTCGATGAGGCAAGCAAGCTCGGCTCCCAGGAGTTCAACGGCATCGGTGTAGATGAGGCCAACGAAATTACCCAGGAAATGGCGAACATGTTGAATGATCGCCTACGCTTCAAGTGTGAATGGCAAAAGCAGGATCCTCTCCCTGACTGGACCACGTTGGATGAAGGCCCCTTCATGCTCAACATGGTGAGCAACCCGGTGACTCATTCCCACTGGTTGCACAAGGAGTTCTGCATGGAGGACGGCTGCGCCAATCCTCCTATGGGGAAGAAGTTCAGGCCCCAAGCCAAGGAGAACGAGAAGAATCTGCCGCGTAACTACTATCAAGACATCGCACGCGGAAAGAACGCACAAGAGATCGCACGATTCATCGAGGGCGAGTGCGGTCCTGACCCGGATGGCCGCCCGGTGTTCGAGCAGTTCATCCACGCTCTCCACGTCGGGAAGCTGGAGTACAACCCGAGTGTTCCGATGCTCCGTGGATGGGACTTCGGCAGAAGGCGCCCAGCGTGTGTCTGGGCTCAGCTCACGCCAGATGGGCACTTGAATATCCTGTGGGCGATCATCGGTGAGAACGAGTCCACCAAGCAGTTTGCGCACAAAGTGAAGCAAACTAGCGCCATGATGTTCCCGTTTGCCCGGCAGTGGCGTGACTACGGAGATCCAGCTGGAAATCAGCGCAAGTCCAACAGCGATGACACGGACATCACCGTCTTGAGCAGAGAGGGCATCACCCTTATGCACAGGAAGACTACGATCAAGCAAGGTCTGGAGGTTATGACCACCAACCTCACCACCTTGGTTGGCAAGCGGCCGAGGAAGATGATTGACTACAGGTGCAAGCTGTTGATCGACGCCTACACCAGCGGGTACCGGTGGCCCGAGACAAGGCCCGGCCACAAGGAGCCTGAAAACCCCCTCAAGGACGGGTACTATGAGCATCCGATGGACGCGGATAGGTACTTGGAGGTAAACCTGTCCCTCGGGTCGGTCGTGGCTCCTCAGCAGCACGCTCAGTTGCTACGGCAAGTGATCAGCCCTTTGACGGGAAGGTAGAGAGCCATGGGAGCAATTGAGGAGTTCATCAGGAAGGCGACTGGCGGCAACGCTCGGGCAGAGCAGGCTCTCGGTGTCGCCATCGCTCCCGTCGAGGAAGAGATCATCAACTACGCTTCGGATGATGGTGTTCGGGCGCGTATCGTGAAAGAGATCATCCCTCTTGTGGATGCGATCCGGCACAATCGACAGGCTCTCAATCAGCAATGGCATACGCTCCTCAAAGTCTGGACTCTGGAGCACGAGAACCCGGGCTACCGTGGACGCAGCAACGTCTACATGCCTGCCGGTAAGAAGGGCGCCGAGACTATCGTCTCGCAGCTCGTGAGTGGTACCTTCCCAGGGGAAGACAACTTCGGTGTTATTGCCAGAGATCCAAAGCTAGCGACTCAAGCCCTCAACGTGAAGGAGGTTCTGAAGCATCGCATCGACGGGACAGCCAAACTGCGCACATCAGCGGAGCCGTTCTATCGACAGCTCGTCTTGACGGGTAACAGCCCTGTCAAGGTGCAGTACCGCAGGAAGATCATCAAGCACTCTCGCGACCGGAAGGGCCCCAAGCCCACAGTGCTGTTCGATAGTCCAGTCTTCGAGCCGATCGACTCAGCTAACTTCTACGTCTATCCTGAGACGGTTAACAGGCTGAGTGACGCCGAGATCGTCTTCGAGGATTTCACTCTGCCGTTGGCGACAATCCTCCGTCGTGCCCATGATGGGTTCTATGACAAGGGGGAGGCCGAGGTTTGCGGTAAGGGGCAAGGTCGATCTTCTCGAATCGAGGCCGAGAACGCAAAGCTTGCTGCTCAAGAGTTGGCGGCCAACCGCTACGACAACCATGGTGGTTGGTCGCGCGTCGACGGTACTGAGATCTGGATGGACTTCGATCCCATGGCCAAAAGCAAGGAGGACGAGATTGACCCGGAGCCGTTCGTCATCACTGTGACTGCTTCCGGGCACGTGCTTCGTGCGATCAAGAATCCGTATTGGCACAAGCGCCCCCCGTTCCTTTTGGGGCGCATGGGAACTATGCAGGGTCGTATCTACGGCACTGGATTTGTCGAGGCGATCCGCCAGCTCAACATCCTCCTGAATGATCAAACTAATCAGGCAATGGATTGTGCGACCTACACTCTCAACCCGGTCGTGATGACGAATCCCAACTACGTGTTGGGGGCCTTGTCCCAGATGGAGCCGGGTGTGCAGTGGCTCGTCACTGACATCAACGCCGCTGTACGGTTTGATCGCCCGCCCGGTGATTTGATTCAAGGTGGCTCCATCCTGACCACTCAGACTCAGGCTTGGATCAACGACTTCATCGGCGCGCCTCCTGTTCTCCAAGGTGGTGCTTCTCCTGGTCGCGCTCAGAAGACGGCTACCGGCTTGAACGTGGCTCAGACTAATGCCCGGCTTCCGCTGCAAGAGATCGTCCGCCTGTGTGAGGAGGATGTGTGGAGCCCCAATCTAGGGATGTTCAACAGCCTGGATCAGCAGTACGCCGATGATGACTTGATGGTCCCTAGTGACGGGCGCCGTGTCCTCTTGAGGATCCCGCCCGATGAACTGGCGGGCGACTGGCTCTTTGACTGGATGGCTTCCACCCAGACCAACAATCAGGCGATCAAAGGCTCCCAGATTAGTGAAGCTCTCACGCTGATGGCCAATCCTCAGATCCAGCTGCTCCTCAAGGAGAATGGAGCCAAGGTCAACCCTGTGCCACTGCTGAAGCGGTTGTACACAGAGGTGTTCGGATTCAGGGATGTGGGAGATATGATCATCACGGCAGCCATGCCAGAGCTGGGACCCAATGGCATGGGGCCTCCGGAGATCCGTGGGCCTCAGGAAGAACTGCCAGCGCCCGGTGAGCCTCCACCTGATCTTCCAGAGGGGTTGACAGACAACGTTCCTTTCCAAGAGACTCGCGCCGCAGCCGACGAGATCAGCCAACTGCTGGGTAGGGTGAACATTCCTGGCGGGGTTGGCGGCGAAGTGGCTTGACTCAGAGACCGAGGGTAGGAGACTATGGCCGAGAACAAGTTTGATCTTCAGGCGAACATCAGAGTGAGAGATCTGCTGCGCTCCATGATGGAACATGGGGGGTGGCAGATCTTGGAAACATGGCTCAGAGCCCAAATCATGTTGTCGATTGATACTGGTCTGGATGCCGATGCTAGTCCCACCAAGATGGCTCACACGGCAGGGAAGATCAAGGCGTATCAAGATTTGCCCAAGTGGGTGAAGCAGCAACATGATGCGCTAGACATGCAGATCAAGAAGTACATCGCGCAGCAAGGAGGAAATGAGAATGTGGCCCAATAAGTTCGAGATCCTGATGGCTCCCGAGGGTGATGCTGGCAGTGGTGGTAGTGGTGGTGGTGGTGAACAGCCACAGGGCGGAGAACAGCCGCAGCAGGCTCCGCCCGCTCAGCCCCCGGCGTTCGACATGAACGCTTTCCTGGGGCAGCTCAAGCAGACGGTCCATGAGACCGTCAATAGCGCGGTTGAAGCACGTCTCGGCAGCCAGCGCCAGCAGGGGAACCAGGGAGGCGATAGCGAGGAGCTGATCGTTGACGATGACACCAAGAAGTTCGTTGCGGGCTTTATGCAGCAGGCCATGGGTCCCATCGTCCAGACTCAGCGCGCAATCGCTGACAGTCAGGACAGCGACAAGTTCGGGCGGCTCTGCCAGGAGATCGGTGCCTCGGCTGAGGAAGTCAAGGTGATTGAGGACAAGTACCAGCTCTACGCTCAGCACGGGCTCGCCTTCACCAACAGCAAGGGCCAGCGTGCGGCCATGTCCAGGCTGGATGCGGCTGACATGGTGATCGGCTCCTTCAACATCGACAAGCGCCGCAAGGATGGCGTCGATCGTGCTCGTCAGCGAGGTAACGCTCATGCGTCGATGGACACGGGGGGCCGTGACACCGCTCCGGCTCTCCCTCGGGATCTCGATACTCTCCCCGTCCGGGAGCAGAACAAGAAGCTGGCGGAGGTTCTGGACAAAGACGGCTTTTAGCCGGTAGTCTCCACTTCGCTGGATGTGGTATATCCGGCTCAATCAACCCATGAAGGAGTAGAACCTCCATGCCTGTCAAGAGCACGGATCTCAACATTCACCAGAAGAAGTGGATCTCGGGCACGCTCATTGAGCGCACGGAGCTGCTGCTCCGCCTGACACAGTACGGTACGCCAGTCAACCTGGACACCGGGTCTGGCAGCACTGCCCACTTCTTCCAGTACCAGCGTACCGATGTTCCGGTAGATCGCCTCCAGGAGGGCGTGACGCCGGACGAGACCCCGTTCACGGTCTCTGAGCAGACCGTGGAGGTCGAGGAATGGGGCCTCTACATCGCGCTGACGGATGTGGGGATCGTCAAGACGAATCACCCTCTCCTGAACGAGGCGCTGGATCTGGTGGCCGATGCCCAGGCGCGTACCGCTGAGTATACCTTCGCGGAGGTGCTGAACGCGGGCACCAATGTGCAGTACTACGACGGGACGATCGCCAACCGGCCCAGCCTCACCACGGCCCACGTCTTCAAGGCGGACGTCTTCCACAAGGCCCGTGCCGACCTCGGCGATGCCCAGACCCCCGGCTGGAACGGTGAGATGTACGCGGCGGTCTGCTCGTTCAAGGTGGAAGCTGACATCCTCCGTGAGGCTGCTGTCGTGGGCGGCTTCACGGCCATGGCTCAGATGCAGGACAAGATGTCCCTGGTCAAGGGCACCGTGGGCGCGTGGCTCGGGTTCACGATCGTGCGCTCGAACTTCCTGCCCAAGTTCGTCCGGCTGACGGCGCAGGGAACTCAGACTCCGGGCGCAGGAGGATCCCTCACCGGCACTGTGTTCTGGAAGATCACGGCCAAGAACCTGCTCCGTGGCTTCGAGGAATACATCGGCGTAGAGGGCTCCACTGTCATGGGTGCCGACACGCGGATTGTCTTCGCGGCTCCGTCAACCGCAGGCTATGTGTACAACATCTACGCCGGGTCTGCGACTGGTGATGCCAACCTGTTCCTGGCCAAGGAGAACCTGCGCCCGAGTGCCAGCTACAACCTCGATGTGCTCCCCACGAGCGGCCAGAACCCCCCGGCCACCCCCGCGAGCGGCGTCACCGTCCACCCCATCTACATCTTCGGCGCCAAGTCGGTGGACTACGTCATGCTCAACGCGCTGAACGTGACGGGTATGATTACCCCGGGTGGGTCCACTGACAGCGACCCGCTCAGCCAGCGGCGCAAGGTGGGCTCCAAGTGGAGCAACAAGGCGGGCATCCGGGATGCCAATCGCCACTTGCGGATCGAGGTGGCTTCCTTCTTCTAACCACACCCTGAGGCCCTTGGTTGATTCCAAGGGCCTCAGATCAAACCCTGGAGTGATAGATGCCACCGAAGAAGAACACCCTGGCCAAGCCGAACCCCGGCTCGCAACGGGCCGATGCAGAGGAAGCCATCGAGGCCGACCGGAAGAACCCAACCCCCAGCATGGAACAGCTCATGGAGCTGCTGAAGGGGTCGGTTGACGAGAAGACCGAGTTGGTCAAGGAGAACGCCGCCCTCAAGGGTGAAATCACCAAGATCCAGACTGGCATGGGGGACATGTTCCAGATCATCAAGTCCCTCCAGGAACAGGTCAAGAACCGCCCCACGCTGGAGGGCATGCAGGCCCCCAAGCTGGTGACCCTGGAGCCGATGCTTCAGTGTGAGACCTGCCGACAGTTCATGAAGACCGGTTCGGGCAAGGGGATCTGTGATGGTGAGCACGTCACCATCCGGGTCATGCCCAAGATGACGATGCTGTGGCCCAGGTTCCAGGGAATCAAGCGCAACGGCCAGAACTACTTCGGCTACTGCCGAGTGCCCAAGTCGATGATGGATGACATCCTCGCCAACATCGGCATCTGGGAGCAGTACCAGCTCAACCTGAAGATGCCCAAGAAGTTCAGCCTGGGCGGTGACACCGACCTCAGCAAGCTGCGCGGGACTCAGGTCCCCTTCATGAACTAGAGGGCCGCAACCATGGGCGTCAAGACTCGTCTAAAGCTGATCACAGAAGCTCTACAGCTTGCAGGTGATACGAGTCTTGACGCCCGTGCTGTTGAGTGGATCGACGACGCACTCAGGGCCGTCTACGATTCGGCGGAGTGGCCGTTCCTGCGTAAGCGATTCACCCATACCCCAACTGCTGGCACGAAGACGTTCACCTTTGGGAACGGGAGCATCACGACAGACAGGGTATTCAAAATCTTGACGGCTTCGTACACGTATCTCACGAGCGCCAGCGGCCAAGTGGAGCTGTATGACGGGATGGATCTTCAGGCAGCGGACGACCCCAGCATCAATACAGCAATCACTCCGGGAGCGCCGGACTACGCATACCTCTCCAATCCCGAAAACCCGTATGCTTGGGTTTGGCAATTTGCCAGACCTACGCAGCATCCGTATACATTTCTGATCTGGGCCCAAATCACTCCTGTACTTGCCAACTCCGACAGCGCCGTACCCATCTACCCCAACGACAGAACCATCATGAAGTCGCTCTACGTTGAAGCTCTGCGCCACCAGGACGACGCGCGGTTGTCTGCTGAAGAGCGGCTATTGCAGCAAATGATTGAGGCAGACAGGGTCAAGTACCTCAGCGCAGGTACCCAGCGTCCGAACATCGGATTGGCAAGCCACAGGTTTGCCCAGAGATCCAAACGTCGTTCACCGTTCGGGGAATAGTGTGAGCCCGCCATACACGATCGTTACGTTTCGGCCTACAGGGGGGGTGAATCTGTCCGTCTCCCCATGCAATCTCGCGCCAGATCAGCTAGCGTGGGCCAAGAACGTCTATCCAGACACGGTCGGCGAGCTGAAAATGCGCAAGACCTCCACCGCGTTTGCCTCCCTGGAAGCAGACGGGTTCCTTTACGCACAATTGATGACATGTAAGCTTTTTCAGTTCTATGATGGCGTCGTGAATAGGCTTGTTGTGTGGCGCACGCCAGGGATCTTGAACGGGGAAAGTGTTCAACTACGGCTCTGGCACTATACAGAAGATGCGGGGTTTCAGCAGCTTGATACTGGCATTGAATACCAGAGTACCCCAATCAAACCAGACGCTTTCAAATGGCGAAACATGCTCTACCTGCTGACGGGGGGAGAAGAATACGGTTACCGCATCGAGGCGCAGGTGGATGCTCCGTTTCTCAAAGCCGTAACACTGTCGTCCATTTGGCTCACAGGTGATGCTGAATCAGTAAAGGCAAGTGTTGGGGCTGTTTACCGAGGGTCTGGAGCCCTAGCTGGGTTTGTAGATCAACCAACAATGATACGTTGGCTTGAGGTGGGGGATCCAGATTCATTGCTTGACCTAGCCAAAGCTGTCTTCATCCGTAGAGAAGACGGCGGACGTATTGTTGCGATGGCAGAAGTAGCAATCGCAGGCGGGGCCACCTTTGTTGAACCCTATTTCTTGATCATCAAGGATAACGCTACGTACATAGCGAGTGGTCTGCCTCCCACATCTGGAACAGACGGAACACTTACCGTCAATCGTATTCTCTGGGAGGGATGTGTTAGCAAAGAAACGCTTGTCCAATCAGAACATGGCGTGATTTGGTGCTCGGGCAAGAATGTTTGGCTTGTCCAGCCGGGACAGCCGACTCCAATTCCGATCGGTAGAGCTATCGCCGAGTATCTGAAGAAGCGTGGAGGCGCGTCTGATTTGTGGCACGCCTGCTATCACGATCATACATACATCCTCAGCGTGCCCGCCTCAACATCTAGAGACGTGTCGTTGAATCACACAGAGCAGTGGCGTTGCGACATGCGGAGTTTCCCTGAGCCCAGATGGTGGGGCCCGTTTGACAATGAATCAGATTCTGTGATCTCCTTTACGGTTGACATCGGAATCGAAGACCTGATCTCTGGTGTAGTTGTTCAAGACATCGGTCAAGTCTTTCTTGAGCGCGAGGATAGCGCGTTCTTAGTAGATCACGGGGGTATGGGTTTGCTGGTAGAGCTGTACCCAGAAGTAGAGATCCGTTTCCCGTCAGTGGATTTCGGGGACCCGGGGAGCCGCAAAATCATCCCTGGTGTAGAGATCGAGGCACAAATCGCCAATCACGTTCAGACAGAAGTGCAGGTACTTCTGAATGGAAACGAGGGAGAGGTAGCCGAGCAGGACACGACGGCTTTTGCAGAGAGCAGCACGACAGCTTTTGTCCTAGACAGCTCAGCTTTAGATCAACATCTACTTGGCGACGGCTTCAACCTCTACGTGCTCCAGCCGCCTAAGGGCCTGCGCTTCTTAGCGCGCGCTACGCAACCGATCATCAAAGCAATCTTCGGCCCTGACGGTGAAGCCGAGTTTATCGGCGTGCAGCCGTTTGCATTGCGCTCGCTTGCTCTACGTGTTAGACGGCTCTCCAGCCGGACACGGCGGAAAGGCAGTGTGTTATGACGCGGCGGAATGTGATTGCGCGAATCGTGATCGGGGTTTTGTCAATCACGGCCATCTATCTGTGGGCCCTCGGCTCGCATCAGGTGATGGCTCATACGTCAACCCCCAACACGTTCAAGACCTGGAGCACCAACGAGACGCTCACCGCCACCGACCTCAATGGGAACTTCGCCCACCTGCACAATACGCCAACGGGGAACATCAGGGACGCGAACATTTCCACCACGGCGGCGATTCAGCACTCGAAGCTGGCTCAACCGGGCCTGTTGCCCCGAGCCGTTGCGCACGTAGGAACCGATCTCGTAACAGCCTGCAACTCGGCGGTCGTGGCAGCCTGTATTCTCAATGGAGCCCTCAATATCACAAGCGTTTCAGGATCAGGAACATTGGGAAAATATAATGTCACGTTGGCGTATTCATCGGCGTCGTTGCTGCGGCCTTTTCTCGTCAGCGCACACGACGGAACTGGCGCAACGTTGTGTAACGGCCGGATTGTGAGCCTCCCAAATCAGGCAGAGATTCACTGCAAAGTCGCATCAACCGCAGCACCAACCAACGCGATTTTTACCTTCGAGGTGTACTGATGATCCGCATGATGCTGTTCGTTCTCCTGACGTGTGTCTCGGTTTCTTGCAGCGACTCGCTGTGCGAGAGTGTTGCCAAGGCGGAGCAGGCGGCGGCTATCGCCTGCGATGACCCGATAGAGGAAGGCGAGGATGCGCGCGCCGAGTGGTGCGAGGCGTTCACCCGAAACTGTAGCGAGGCTGACCAAACCCCGATCGAGGAATATACTCGGTGCCTCGACCAGCTCGCGACGTGCAACGGCGATCTTGTGGAGCACGTTAGCAAGATCTTCGATTGTACCGATGCGCTTGCGCCGCAGCTCTCTGATGAGTGCCTGTTGGTCGGGAACAACTAGCAAGGCAGTTATCCCCGGTACGATAGGAAAGACTCGATGCCCCCCTACAAGCAAGATCAATACGTTGGCAGCGTACGGATCCCCAATCAGGGGGGCTCTGCACCGGGCTACCTACCCGGCTCCGCCGGGGTACCCGCTTATCAGCAACCCGGCGGATGGAACCAGGGCAACGTGCCGATGAGGCGCCCTCCAGCCATCAACCCCCTTGAGCAACCGCTTCCGTACATGACGGAGATGGACCAGGGCGTGTTGGGTCTGAACAACCTCATTAACCAGACCCAGAGCAGCGCGCCGCCTGGGGCTGACATGAACACCATCAGGATGGGCGCACGCCAGGGCGTCTACGCTCAGGGCTTGGAAGGCCCGCTGGCCGCCTCGGTGGAGAATCGCGCGGTAGGGGACTTCACCAACGCCTGGACACGAGACAGGGATGCACGGCTCATGCAGCTCATGGGCCAACGGTCTGATCTCGTCTCCCGGCTCCAGCAGATGGAGTACCTGCGGCGGATGGACACCTACCAACGGATGTTGGCCGAGAAGCAGGCCAAGGAAGCGCGCCAACGCGGCCTGTTCAACACCATCGGCACGATTGCTGGGGCGGGCATTGGCGGCTTGATCGGTGGCCCGGCCGGGATCGGCATCGGTGGACAGTTCGGAACAGGGTTGGGTGATCTCACCTATAACATCTTCGGATCCGGGTGATACCAATGGCCTCCAACTTTGCACCGCTCAGCTTCCCGGTCTTCGCTCCCGAGAACGACCCCTACAGGTCAAGCAACCTATTCATGCAGGGCGCCCAAGGGTTGAGCGGCCTGCTCCAACAGCAAGCAGATCAGCAGGCGCAAGCAGACGCCCTGAAGTCCCCGCTAATTCAGCAGATGATCCAGAACTCCCTCAGCGGTGACGTGATGGGTGGCGCTCGGGCATTGATCCCCACAGTACAAGGGCAAGCAATGGGCGCCAACACGGGGGCCGTGACGATGGGCCCAACCTTGGGGCTCCAGAACCAGCCGCCAAGGGGCCTTGTCCCGGCTGGTTCTGATGGATCTATGGCTCGGTCGGCATCCCCAGAGCCTCTGCCCTGGTTCATCGACGAATACCTCGGAGATCTCGCCGGGGGAAGCCGCCCCGGGGGCGGGTTCGATGAAGTCGTGATTGCTGATCCGAACAATCTGTATTCGCCGGGCATGTACGATAGTGGTATCAGGATGATCGGCGATGGCCGTTCCCCCGCTACCACGTCATTCGCGGAGGACTTGACTATCGCGCCACGCACTCTCAACTCCACGAGCGGGGTAGCCGACCTTAGGGGTGCCGCCGCCCCTCAAGCTATGACTCCTAAGGAGTACATGCTCTTTCAGCAGATGCTCCCCTACTACACACAAAGCAACGTGGCTAGGATGCAGGCGGGCTCTGCTGAACGGCGGTCCGCCGACAAGACCACGTCCAACGCTGTCACTCAGCAGGGGAAGATGGCTATCGAGCTGCTGAAGATCAACGAGTCCAGGCTGAAGCGCGAGCAGCAGCGCGAACTGGCGTTGAAGAAGCTGAAGGCCGGGGGCAAGGGCGGCAACAAGCTGGTGGAGGAGCTGCGCAAGGCGTGGCAGATCTCGGTGGGCGGCAAGCAGTCCACTGAAGGAATCGTGTCACAGATGATCGCAGCCGGGGCTGATGCCTCCGAGTCTGGATCTGAGGCGCGTACTGCCTATGATGGCATGCGCGCCAAGGTGCAGGAATGGACCGCTCTGGAGAACCGGCGCCGTGAAGAGTACCAGGAAGCGCTCCGGGCCATCACTGGGGGAGCGCCATCTGGGCAGCCTGCCCCTCAGCAAGGTGGTCAACCGCAGCAGAAGAGTCAGCCACAGAGCAAGCCGAAGGGCTTAGGCCGCCAGATCCAATCGCCTGACGATGTGGCGAACGCTTCCGATGAAGAGCTGATGCGCTACTGGAAAGCATCGAAGCGGTAGACGCCGAGGGGCAGGGGCGAGTACCCTGCCTTCATGGCTGCCAAGACCAAGACCGACAAGCCGAACAGCAGGGCGATCCTGGATGAATCCGTGCGCCGCGAGCTTCAGAAGCGCGGGTTGGCTAGTGCGCCCCGGCCCCAGCCAGCCAAGCCCGAGCGCGGGATCATCAGCGGTCTCCAGGATGACGCCAGGTTTGCAATGGATCAGTTTGCAAACCCGCTCTACTGGCGGGACTTCACCCTACCCGGGATCGGCTCGCTCAACCTGGAATTGATGTCAGGAATCCAGAGTGCCGCCACTGGAGCGCTTGACCCTCTCTCCCCCGCTGGACGGCTCCTGATCAATCGTGCCTACCAGGGAGTCAACCCGTTCGCTGCTGGCGAGGTGGGGAATGAAGCGCTGGAGAGCAACCCCGAAATGCTGAAGGGTGCCCGAGAGCTAGCCGAAAGCATCGGGGACACCCCTGCTGCAATGGCTCAGTTTGGTGCTCAACTTCTTCCAGGCATCGCCCTCGAAGCCGGGGCTGGCTCCCTAGTAGGGGCGGCTGAGACTCAGCTCCCCCGTGCCTACACCACATTGCGGCAAGCGATCCCTGAAGTTGGTATGCGTGCCGTCAAAGCAGGCGCTACGTCTGCCGTCATCGGCGCTGGGCAGGAAGCGCTCGGCGCTCGTGAGGGTGATCGGCTCAACGCGCTTGGACGCGGGTTGGCGAACCCGTTGTACTGGGCGCTTGGGGCGGCGCCTGCTGGCGCGGCAGCCATCGGTGAGATCCGTTCTGGCAACGCTGCTGCTCTGGCTGACATCCGGCAGCCGCGCGTGGATGAAGCAACGGCACAGGTCAACTCTCTGTTGGAGCAGGAGCGGCGTATCGCCGAGATCGGTAGAGGTAACGCTATCGCCGCAGCCAAGCGAGGCCGCATCCAGGAGAACATCAAGGCGCTGCTGGAGCAGGAGAAGGCTGCGTCTGATCGGTCTGCCGGTATGCCTACCCAACCGATGGATGGGCCGACGATCGAAGGGCGGCTAGGCCTGGACACTCTGCTCCAGATGGAGCCTGTTGATCGCGGTCGCTACCTCGCCGGGCAGGCTGATGATGCCCTGGCCAGAATGCGAACGGTTGTGGATCCAGAGCTGGGTGAGCAGGTACGCCAGATGGACAGTCCAATAGACTTGAACCCCCCGGAGCTGGCTCCCAACCAGCAGCCCGGTAGGTTCAGTCCTCCTGCCTTCCCCGAGGACTTACCCACGATTCCGATGCGTGGACTGATTCCCGCTGAGCGTCTTGGTATCAAGGCTGATGTGGTGGGGCCGTTTGCTGATGCGGCAGGCGGCGGCAAGGTCAATCCCAGGGGAGCCCATGAGGCCAAGACTCGTGGTGGAGATGACTTCACCACCCAGAAGCTCGGGCCTGTGCGGCCGAACTCGCCGGAAGCATCCGCCGCGCTTCCATCCGTTGCTCCCGAGCTGGCACAGACGAAGATCGCCAGCTTCAGGGAGCTGGGTGCGGCCATGGACGAGAACCCTGCACTCATCCGGGAGCAAATCTATGGCCCTGGATCTCAGAACATGGGTGCCGCCCGTGCTGGGACGGACACACAGGTTCTCAGCCACGACCAGATCCGCGCAGAGCAGGCCGCACGTGGCGATTCGCGCACGGTCGAGACCCCTCGCGATACCCCCATCCCTCCGGGCGGTCTCCCCAAGGACGTAGACGTACCCGGGGCGGCTTCCCAGGACGCCGCTTATGCCGCGTCCAAGATGCAGGAGACGAGGAACCCCAACATCCTGCAAGAGCTGGCGAAGAAGACCCAGCTCCCGGAGAATAGAGCTGTGCCGCTCGTCAGCGCCGCGATTCGTGGATTCAAGGCGGCTGAGCATATCCACAACGTGATGACGGAAAGGCTATTCCCCAAGCTGAACAAGATCGTCAAGGCGATGACCCCGGAGGAGCGAAAGCTGACTAGGATGTTCATCGAGCAGAACCTCTCCCCAGTGAAGGACGACCCCTCCATCCCCGTCGAGGTGTTGCCCCGCGAGTTTCGCGAGCTGTTCGAGCAAGGGATGGATCAGAATCGCACCTACCGGAATGACTTGGTCAAGGCCGGGTACTTCTCCCCAGAGCAGATCAAGTCGATGGAGAAGCTGGAGAAGCAAG